CAACTCATCCTGATAAAACAGTATCAAGTGGTTCAGTTACATTAGATCGTTCAGCAACTAATGTTAAAATAGGTTTAGCTTACAAATCAATATTACAAACGATGAGACTAGATGCTGGTTCACAAAATGGTACATCACAAGGTAAGACAAAAAGAATATTTGAGATTACAATTAGATTATTTGAATCTATTGGTGTTGAGGTTGGAGAATCTTTAAGTAACATGGAAAGAATACCATTTAGAACATCATCTGATCCTATGGATGAAGGTATACCTGTGTTTACTGGGGATAAAGCTGTAGAATTTAGAGGTAATTACGATACTGATGGCTTTATCTTTGTTAGACAAACTCAACCTTTACCTTTAACAGTATTATCTTTATACCCAGAGTTACAAACCAATGACTAAAAATTTATTACAAATAGTTCCTTATATCTCAACTCATGGTAAGATCATTCTTGCTAATCAAATGAACCACGTTCTTATGGATAAAGATGCACAATATGATGGAGATGCTATGCAGTTAGAACAGAATGGTTTAGCTTATACTTGTATTATTAATGATGAACCTATTGCATCTGCAGGTATGAAAATCATTTGGGATGGTGTGGCAGAAGGTTGGGTGTTAGCTACAGGTAAAGTTTGGAATCACCCGCTAGTTATTGCTAGAGCTATTAAGAAAAATTTTGCAAGACTAGCAAAAGAAAATAATATAAAAAGAGTACAAACAGCTGTAAGAGCTGACTTTAAAATAGGTTTAAAGTTTGCTTCATGGCTTGGTTTACAAAACGAAGGATTGATGAAACATTATGGTTTTGATGGTTCAGATCACTTCAGATATGCGAGGATTTTTTAATGACTTGGATTATACCAGCAGTAGTAGGAGTATCAGCAGTAGCAGGTATACAACAAGCAGGTGCTATTGGAAAATATACACAATCTGCTTTTAATAGAAAAGCTCAAATAGATGAACAAAAAGCAGAAGCTATAGAAAATCAATTAACATTAGATTTATCAACATTTGATAAAAAATTTAAACAACTAGAAGGAACAACAGTTGTTAATACTAACAAGTCAGGAGTTATAGAAGGATCAGGTTCTTCTCAAATAATTAAATTATCTAATCTTTTTGAAAAAGAAATTGAAAAAGATAAGATGCGTTACAATGCTGAGATAGGTAAAGCTAGAGCATTTGAAAGTGCAGCTTTTGCTAGGATTGAAGGAAGCATTGCAAAACAAAGATCACAAATGGAACAAATAAGTATAGTAAGTAGTGCTGGATCAAGTTTGTTATCAATGAGAGGATAGTATGGCTATAAAAATACCAACATATATATCTGAAGGAAGAATAACAACAGAGACTGCAAGTGTTGGTAGTGTTCCTAGAATATCACCAGGTGAAAATATATTTAGAGCAACTAAACCTGTTACAGATTTTTTAACGAATGAATATATAAAAGAAAAAAAATTAGAAGCTGACAATAAAGCATATAAAATATTATCTGATATGTATATTGATCAAAAAGATAACAATGGAAATACTATTGTAAAAGGTTTGTTTACTATTCAAAGTGAAACTAAAAAAAATGGAAACCCAACAGATGCTGCTTCAATACACGATCAAGATGTAAATAGTTTATATAATTATTTTAAAAATAATAAATTTGAAACTTTAGATAACTTTACAAAAAAAGCTATAGAAAAAAAGTTTTATTCAACTGCTGGTATTTTAAAAACAAAAGCTCTTGAAGGATCACGAATAGAACAAATTAAAGTATCAACAGATGTAGATGAAGATTATATTGGTAAAGAAGCTCTAACATTAAAAGAAGTTGGACCAGTATATCTTGATATTTATAATAGTAAAGTCATAGATAAAATAAATGCAAATACTAATTATGATGGAGGTCAGAAAAAAATATTAATTGAAGCCTATCAAAAATTTGGTGTTACTACACTTGCAGATAGTATGTCTAAAAGCCAACCATTTGCTTTTAAAAATGCTTTTGAAAAAGGTGATTTTGATTTATTAAGTTTAGAAGAAAAGAATAAATATCTAGCAGTTGCTGAAACAAATATATTAGAAAGTAAATTTCAAGTTCTGACAGGTTCTTTAAATTTATCACCTGATGCTGATCCATCTCTTTTAACAATAGCTTACGATGAAATAACTAGAGGTACATTTGGTGGAAATCAAGAATTAGTAAAACTTTACAACTCCTTATCATTAACAGAACAAAGAAAATTTAAAGAGTATTCTAATAAAAAAGCAAGATCATTAAGAAGTGATATGCAATTTCAAATGCTTTCAAATCAACAAATTTTACAAAATCAAACAGCAAACGAATCTAAAGAATCAATTATACAGATGGATAAAAATAAAGGTATATATGATAAAAATATAGAAATATTATTTGGTAATACACCTCAAATTATAGAACAATTTAAAACTTTAAATTCACAAGTGATAGCAACAGAAGGTAAAACTTTATCAAGTTTTGACACCAACAGTCAAATTATAGATTTAATTATAACTGATGAAATAAATCAAGTAAGTGATAGATTTACTTTACCTGGAGAAACTGAAGCTAAATCAATAGTCGAAAGATATGAATCAGGAGTTAATATGAAGGATTTAGTATTTCTAAGTACAATGATTGATAATCAAAACAAAAATCCTGAAACGTATTCTGATATGAAAACTTTTTTTAATTTTATTGATTTTTATAAAATGCCAGTTCAAGGAAGTCCTGTGTTAAAAGATATTGATCCAGGTTTAGATAATAGACTTAATAATTTTAAATACACAATGTATAAAAGATATATTGATGGTATTGAAAAAGGTATACCTCCTAAAACTTTAACTGATCCTACTAAAAAAGAATTTATAGGTAAAGATGTTTTAAACTTTATGCCTAATGCTAATCTTTTATTTAAAGAAATTGTAGATCAAATTAAAAAAAATAAAGGTTTTATTCCTACAAGAGATGCTAAAAGATTACCTGGTGAATCACCACAAGACTATTTGAAAAGAATAGGACAATTATAATGTCTAGTCTTGCTGAACAAAATGAAGCGTTAATAAAAGGTGGTTTTTCAAATAAAGAAATATCAAATTGGAAACAAGAAAAAATATTTGAATTAGAGCAGGGTGGTTTTGAAACAGAAGAAATCCTTAAAGAGTTTGGTTATCAACCTATTAACAAAGGACCAATAAAAAAAATATGGGATAACATTATAACTTTAGGTAAAGAAGAAAAAAAATCAACATACGAAAAATTATTAGAAGTAGAAAAGAATGAACCTGATAACATTTCTTTAAAAGAAAAATTAGTAGGTGAAACCTTTGAGTTTGAAAAGTATTGGGATAGAGGTTTTAATATGGGTATTATTGATCTTGTTCAAAACTATCATCAACTTCCTGGCAATACAGGAACAGGTTTACCTGAAGGTTATATTGCAGAACCTTTTGAAGATACGGGTATCATAGAAAGAAACATACAAAATCTTGCAGTCATTACAAAAGATTTACCTGTGTACTTAACAGGTGCTTTACTAACAAACCTTTTAACTTTTGGTCGAGCAGGTAAAACAGGTACTGCAGCAGGAACTGGTTTCTTTGCAGGATCAATTAGAGAAACTTATTTGAATATGTTGGAAAGCGGTCAAGTTCATAGCTGGTCAGAGTTTTGGGATATTTATACAAAAGAAGGAGTTAAAGCTGGTGGAAAAGAAGCAATACAATTAGGTGCTGCTGTAGGTTTAGGTGGGTATGGAAAAAATTTTATATCTAAACTTTTATTAAGAGTTGCTGGATTTGAAGGATCAGGTGCAATCATAGAACAAGAACTACCTAGTAAAGATCAATTAATTGATTCTACAATATTATTTGGTGCATTTGGATTAGCTGAAGCGGGAGGTGCAAAAGTTGTAAATACAATTAAAAGAACAAATAACAATGCTATTGATATTGCAACAGACTACATAGCTGACAAAACAGTAGTTGAAGATTTATCAAGTAAAAATATTAATATACCTAGAGCTTACAAAAAACCTGAAACAAAAGTAGTAAAGGAAGATGCTTTTAAAAAAGATATAAAATTAGAAACAGAAGCAGAAAATACTATTTTAAATAAAATTAGATTTGCAAAAGAAGAAGTAACTGCACCTGGTAAAGCGAATAAATTAACTCAAGGTTTTGTCGATAGATTACATCCTTTGTACAGAATGGTTAAAGAGGTAGATAAAACAAAAAGCAGAACTGGAAAATTAAGTGTTTATGAAAGATTTAGAACTCTAGTTGGAATGGAACACAGAGCAGGACACTTTATAGAAGTAGGAACTTTAAATAAAAATTTAGTAGAAAATGGTAAATCTTTTAAAGAGATATTAAAACCCATTGCTAAAGATAAAAAATCATATTTAGAATTTAATACTTATAAAGTTTCAAAGAGAATAGTAGAATTACAAAAAAGAGGTATTGATCATGGGTTTGATATTAAAGCTGCTAAAGAAGTTGTAGCGAATAAAGAATTAGTAAAAAAATATGATAAAATATCTAAAGAGTTTGATGGTTATAATTTAAGAGTTCTAAAATATGCTAAAGATAAAGGCTTAATTACTGAAGAAGCATTTGATGCAATAGTTGAAGCAAATAAAAACTATGTTCCTTTTTCAAGGGTTATGGACTCTGTGGCAGGAGAAGTTGGATATACAAAAAATGTATCAAATCCTTTAAAAAGAATAAAAGGTTCACAAAAAGATGTTATTGATCCTATTGAAACCACATATAGTAATACTTTTCATATTATAAAATTAGCAGAACGAAATGCTGCTCTAATTGAGTTTTTTGATTTTGTTGCAAAGAATCAAAAATCATTTCCTGATATTAAAAAAAGTCCAAGAACAAGACAAATAAAAATAGAAAGGAAAGAACTTGAGCAAATATTAGATAATACATCAGAAAATTTTATATCTGATAAAGCTATAGAAAATTTTAAAGTATTTAGAAAAGAATATTTAGAACCAACAGAAACACAAGTTGGTGTTATTAGAAATGGAAAATTTCAAACTTATGAAGTTGGTAAAGAACTTGCTCAAGCACTAAAAGATTTTGATCCAAAATCATTAGGAGATATTACAAAAATGTTTAAGTTAAATGCTCCTGCAAGATGGTTAAGAGCAGGTGCTACAGCATCGCCTGACTTCGTATTTCCAAATATTTTAAGAGACACAGTTTTAGCAGCTGTTTTTAGTAAATATGGATTTGTACCTTTATGGAGTTCATTAGAAGGAGCTGTAACTTTAGCTTTAGGTAAATCAGGTTTAAGTAGAAACTCAAAAGAAATTTATAATAAATGGTTACGATCAGGTGGTATGCAATCTACTTTAGTTTCTATTGATAGAAATATATTTGATAAACCAGCATTTGAAATTTTAAATCGTGGACCAATAAGAAATTCTTTAAAAACACCATTAGAGTATTTAAGATTAATTTCTGAATTTTCAGAAAATATGTCAAGAATTTCAGAATTCAAAAGAGCTTACACAAAATCAAGAAAAAATTCCATGACAGAAAAAGAAGCTATTGAAAGAGGCGGATTTGAATCAAGAGATATAACAATCGATTATGCTAAAATGGGTTTGTATATGAAGGGATTAAATCAAGTTGCTGCTTTTTATAACGCTAGAGTTCAAGGTTATACAAAAATTTATGAAGCCTTTAGAGATAGACCTGGCAAAGCTATGACATTAATTACTGCTTCTATAATATTGCCATCTGTATATTTTTGGTTTGCAAACAAAGACAATAAAATTTATAAAAGACAACCACAATGGGTAAAAGATAATTATTGGATTATTGTTAAAGATGGTGTTCCTTATAGAATATCTAAACCTTTTGATCTTGGTGTGGTTTTTGGTACAGGAACAGAACAAATGTTAGATTGGTTAAACACAGAACATCCTGATGAACTTAATGATTTTTTATATGATTTTGGAATTACACAATTAAAAAGTTTAAACCCAACACCTACATTTGCAGTTCCTGTTTTTGAAGCATTATTTGATAAAAGTTTTTTTACAGGTAAACCTTTAGTTCCTGACTACATGGATAAAAAACTATTATCAAAGTATCAATATACGACTTATACATCAGAGGTTGCTAAAGGTATATCAAGAGCAATGAATATAATGGTAGGTGATCATACTAAATTAGATAGTCCTATAGTTATAGATAATTTTATAAGAGCTTGGACTGGTAGTTTAGGTAGATTTGTTATTCAAATGACAGACAAAGGTTTAATTGAGTTTGGTATTATTAAAGACCCTATAAAACCTACTGACAATTTAACCATTATACCTGGTATTAGAGCTTTTAATTTAAGAGATCCTAGTGGTCAGTCTGAGTTCATAACTGACTTTTACAAAGAATTAAACAAGATAGAAAAAGAAGTTAATAGCATTATAATTTTAGAGAAAAGAGGTGAGTTCAAAGAAGCTATAGAATTAAGAGAAAAAATTAACATGAAAAACAAAAATGTGTTACAATTACTAAGTATTAGAGATTCTCTTTCAGGTATTAATTATACTATCAGAAATATACACAATACTAAAAAATATACTTCTGATGAAAAAAGAGAGTTAATAGACATACAATATTTGTTAATGATTAAAACAGCAAAAAGAGGTTTAGACTACATGAATTTAAAGGTTGATAAGAAAAATGAAAGATAATATAGAAGAATAATATGACAGTATCATCAACAACAGTAAAAAATTCATATTCAGGTAATAGCTCAACTACAGCTTTTGCTTATAGCTTTAAAATATTTGCAGACACAGACCTACAAGTTATTATACGTTCCTCTACAGGAACAGAAACAACAAAGACTCTAACAACACACTATACAGTATCTGGTGCGGGAGATGCTTCAGGTGGAAATGTAACTTTCACATCTGGCAATACACCTGCTACTGGAGAAACTGTGGTTATTAGAAGAGCTGTCCCGCAAACTCAGGCTATAGATTATATAGCCAATGATCCATTCCCTGCGGAGACTCACGAAGAGGGTCTGGATCGTGCAACAATGACGATTCAACAAATGCAAGAAGCATTAGATCGTTCCTTTAAAGTTTCAAGAACAAACACAATTACTTCATCAGAGTTTACAGATAGTGCGTCTGACAGAGCATCCAAAGCTCTAGGATTTGATAGTTCAGGTGATTTAACAACAGTAGCTGATTTTTTACCTGCAGGTGGAGATTCAGCAATGTTTCAATATTCAACAACAACATCAGACGCTGATCCTGGAGCAGGAAAATTTAGATTAAACAATGCAACAATATCTAGTGTAACTGAAATGTACATAGATGATTTAGAATTTAATGGTACAGATATTTCATCATGGGTACAAAGCTGGGATGATGTTACAGGTAACGACACCAACAGAGGTCGAATAAGAATTTCAAAAGCTAACACACTAGATACTTGGATGGTATTTAAAGTAACTGGTGCAATTACGGATGCTTCTGGCTACAGTAAAATAACTTTATCTTACATTGATACTGCGGGTACATTTGCTGATGATGATAAAGTATTTATTTCATTTGTAGCAAGTGGAGAAGATGGTGCAATACCAGGATATTTCTATAAGTTTGATACAGGCACATCTGATGCAGATCCTGGTGCTGGAGAGATAGCATTTAATAATGGAACATACGCTTCAGCTACAGAAATTTATATTGATGATGCTGATGCTAATGGAGCTAGTACAGCAACAGATGTTCAATCATGGGGATCATCAACATCTACCATTAAAGGATTTTTACACATTGTAGATATTAATGATAGTTCAACTTATGCCAGATTTAAAATTACAGCTGCAGTTACAGATGCTAGTGGCTACAATAAGATTACAGTTGCTCATCTTGCATCTAATAATACTTTTAGTGCTGCTGATGAATTATCAGTACACTTTACAAGAACAGGTTTAAAAGGAGACACAGGTTCAACTGGTTCTACTGGAAGCACAGGATCAACAGGTGCTACTGGAGCTGCTGGAACTAACTCACAACTATCCATGACATTTGAAAGCACAACAAGTGATGCTGATCCAGGTGCAGGTAAAATTGCTTTTAATCATGGCACATTATCAAGTGTTTCAATTTTATATGTAGACGATGCAGATGATGCTAGTGCAGACATATCTGGATTTGTACAATCTTGGGATGATGTAACAAATGCTGTTGCAAGAGGAATTGTAACTGTAACGAAAGAAGGCACACCATCTACTTACGCAACATTTAAAGTATCTGGTGCTGTTACTGATGCAAGTGGTTATACTAAAGTTCCAGTAACTCATGTAGTAAGTGCAGGATCATTTTCAGATAATGATGGTGTCGGAGTACACTTTAGTTATTCAGGTGAAGATGGTTCAGGCAATGTTACAACAACAGGTACACAAACATTAACCAATAAAACTTTAACTACACCAAAGATTGCAGAAATAGATTCTTTATCTTCTGGTAATATTACACTAGATGCAGAAGCAGATATTATTCTTGATGCAGATGGTGCTAATGTAACTATTAAAGATGATGGAACTTCAATATTAGATATTGCTAACAATTCTTCAGATGTAGAAATGACAGTAAGTGTTGCTGATAAAAATTTTTTAATAAAAGGTACAGATGGATCATCAGCTATAACAGCTCTTGATATTGATATGGCACTTGCTGGTAAAGCAACATTTAATGCTGCCGCTAATGTAACTCAACAAGCAATTACATCATCTTCAAATGCTGTAGCTTGGGATGCTACTGCAAAACCAAACGCAGTTCATGTTACAACAGAAAACACAACTTTCTCTGCACCAAGTAACGCAGTAGAAGGTGCTTTTATTTGTGTTGAAATTAATTATAATGGTTCACACACGATTGCTTGGAATACAGTATTTGAATTTGCTGCTTCAACTGCTCCTACTGCAACAAGTACAGATGGTAAAACAGATATATTAGTATTTAGATACAATGGTGCTGTGTGGCAAGAAGTAGGTAGAACATTAAATTTAAGTGAAAGTTAAAATATGTACGCATTAGTAGAAAATAATCAAATAACAAAATTAATTAACAATCCTAAATCTTTAGTGATTGGCGATGTAAACTATCCAGCTAAAATATTTTCTGTATGGTCTCAATCAGAGTTAAATGCCATAGGTATTTATGAAGTAATAACTGATTTAACAAATAAAAAAGATGAAGCATGGTACATTAATACTAATGAATCTTACGCATTTGCAGACAATCAAGTAACAAGATCATGGGGATCTGCAACAGCTAAAGCTCATGCTGATACTACTTGGACACAACAAGATAGTGATGATGGTTTGATACCATCTGATAAATCTATTGGAGATATTAAAACTAGAGGATTAAAATATAATTTAATTCAAAATATTAAAAAACAAGCTGCTGGAATATTAAAAGATACAGATTGGTATGTTGTTAGAAAAGCAGATGCAGGTACAGAAGTACCAAGTGCTATTACAACACACAGAGCAGCAGTAAGAACTAAATGTGCTGAGATGGAAACTGCAATTACAAATGCAAGTGATACACCAGCTTTAGAAACTTTATACAAATACACTACAACAGATGGTGTACAATCAAGACCATTAGGCGAACTTCCAATATTGGAGAGCTAATGATCATTCTTGGAACTAACTCCATAAAAGATACAGGCTATAATGTAGCTAACTCATGTAGATTTAATAGTGCTGATAGTTCATATTTAGATCGCACTCCAGGATCAGTTACAAGCACAAGAAAAAACACTTTTTCTTTTTGGGTTAAAAGAGGATCGTTAGGTGCTTATCAATATATAATTTCAACAAGAAATGGAACTAGCACAAATAGAGATGGGATAGCTTTTAATGATTCCGATCAAATTGATATAAGATATAACGCTGGATCATCTTCTCCAATAAGACTTACAACTACTAGAGTTTTTAGAGACCCTACGGCTTTTATGCACATAGTGGTTGCTGTTGATACAGAACAAGGTACAGCATCAAATAGAATTAAAGTCTATATAAATGGCACCCAAGAAACAACTTTTGCTACTGCTAATTATATGGATGAAGATTATGATTTTGCTTTAAATGCAAAAACAGATCAAACGACTGATATAGGAAATGACGCAAGATCAGATGGCGCTTATTTTGACGGATATTTAGCAGAATTTGTAGCTATTGATGGTACACAAAATGCCGTTACAGATTTCGGAGAATTTGATTCTGACACGCCAACTGTGTGGAAGCCGATAGATGTATCAGGTTTAACATTTGGTAATGCTGGATTTTATTTAGATTTTGAAAATTCAGCAGAATTAGGAACAGATGTATCAGGAAATTCAAATACTTTTTCTGAAAATAATTTAGACGCAACAGATCAAGCAACAGATACTTGCACAAATAATTTTTGTACTTTAAATCCTCTTGCACAATCCCCTAGCGATAGTACAGGTGCATATTCTCAAGGAAATTGTGTATATACTGTAAGTGATTATAATCCAAGTGCAAGAGGTACATTTGGAATGTCGGCAGGAAAGTGGTACTGGGAAATTAAACAATCTGCTGTTCAATTAAGAGCTGGAATATGTACTTCAGGATTTAATAATTATTTAGATACTGATAATGTTAATGCTTTTTTTCCAAATGAAGGTGGTGCTGTTCACGTTATGAATACTAATACTGGAACGTCTTGGCAAAGAACAAACAATAGCACATCTCGGTCGGTAGATACTTTCACAAGTGCAATAGCTTCAACTTCAGGAAGTATAATTAATTTTGCGTTTGATGCTGACTCAGGTAAAATGTGGTGGGGAGTAAATGGTGTTTATTTAAATTCAGGTAATCCAGCAACTGGTTCAAATGAAACTTTAACTGCTGTTAATCCAACTACTGACCCTTATCATTGTTTTACCAGTATTAATGACACTTCATCAATATCAGCTAGTTTTAATTTTGGTGGTTGTCCATCTTTTTCAATATCATCAGGCAATGCAGATGGTAATGGTTATGGAAATTTTGAATATGCTCCACCTTCGGGATATTTAAGTTTATGTACAAAAAATTTAGGAAGTGATGGAGGTTAAATGGCAGTTTATACAACAATAGATAATCCTGAACTTTACTTCCAATGCAAGACTTATACTGGAAATGGAAGCACTCAAGCTATCACTTTAGATGGTGATGAAAATATGCAACCTGATTTTGTTTGGTGTAAAAAAAGAAACTCTGCACAAAATCATGGTGCTTGTGATTCAGTTAGGGGTGTACAAAAAGTAGTATATTTTGATCTTGATGCAGCTCAAGCAACAGATGCTAACTCAGTAACTGCATTTGGAACAGATGGATTTACTTTAGGTTCAAGTGGAGATTTTAATCAAAGCAGCGATACTTATGTTGGGTGGTGCTGGAAAGCTGGTGGCTCAGGATCATCTAATTCAGAGGGAGATATTACAGCAACAGTAAGTGCTTCTACTGCAGCAGGTTTTTCACTAATAAAATTTCAAGGAAATGGTTCAACTTCTCAAAGTGTTGGACACGGATTAAATGGTACACCGACATTTTGGATGATAAAAAACCTTACAGATAGTTCAACTGATTTTACTTGCTATTTAAAAGCAGTTGACAGGATAAAATTAAACACGACAGAAGTTATGGAACAAAATTATTTAATGTCTGCTAATTCTACAACAGTAACTACACCATCAGAAGCAGGTTCTACTTGGGGTAATACAGCATCGAAAGACTATATGGTATGGGTATGGCAACAAATCCAGGGATACTCAGCGATGGGAAAATATATTGGTAACGGAAATGCTAATGGTCCCTACATCCATTGCGGTTTTCGTCCCTCATACATACTTGGTAAAAATCTTACAAATGATGGAAACCATTGGTTTATAGTAGATAATAAAAGATCAACTTATAATGGTGATAGTAGATGGTTAAAAGCAGATTATAATGACGCAGAATTAACAAATTTAGTTAATCCTGATTTTCTTTCAAATGGATTTAAAATTAGGAATTCAAATGCAATTTATAATACAAGCGGAAGTTCTTATATTTATATTGCATTTGCAGAAAGTCCATTTGTCAATTCTAATGGTGTGCCAAACAACGCAAGATAAATATATTTATTATTAAAATTATCTGTTAATAAATTAACATGAAGTTTATGTTAATATTAAAGGTATGTTCTGTTGTACACTTGAATTGTTTACCACCAATTCACGATAATTTTGTATTTAATTCTTGGTCAGAATGTGCTAGTGCAGGTTATCTACGATCTATTCAAACAAATAATAGTATAGATAGTGGTATGGTAAATAGAAATAAAATTGTTATTAACTTTGAATGTGTAGAAGTTAAAGAATCATAGGAGAATATTATGGATAAAATGATAGAAACATTTTTAGAAGAAGCAAAAAAATTTTGGGGAAAATTAAAAAGCTATGTCAAAGACAAAATTAAAAAAATCGTCTGCAAATGTAAGTGCCAAAAAACAGATTAGAGAATACGCAGAAAAAAATAATAGTTATCGTATCTCAACTCATGAGAAAGTTTGTGCTGAACGCATGAAAACTTTATTTAAAGCTATTGATGAAATGAGAGTAGATATAAAAAATTTACACTCTGATATGAATAAAGGTAAAGGTGTTATTAGTTTTCTTATTATTGTAGGTGGTCTTGTAGGAGCTACAATTAGTTTTTTTAAATGGAATGGCTAAACGCAGAAAGACAGCTTCTGTTGGACTTTATAATGAACTTATTGCACAAGCTAAATTTGCTAAAGACCCTAATAAAATTGTATTTGTACCAGCTATGGGTAAAGGACCAATAGATATGGTAGTCTTAGATATAACCACAGGTGAATATCAAGCCTATGATGTTAAGAGTGCTAATTATAGAAAATCAGAGTATACTCCCAAAGATACTTATAAAAGAAGAGCAGGTACGCTAATAAATAGAGGATTGACAGACGAGCAAAAAAAATTAAAAGTCAAAATATATTATAACAAATGAAACTTACAGCTAACATAACATTAGATGAGCTAACTAAGTCGCAGATTGCTGAACGAAAAGGCATTAACAATAATCCTAACCCACAGCAAATAGAAAATTTAAAAGCATTAGCTGTTAATGTACTACAACCTATTCGTTCACACTTTGACAAACCTTTGATTATATCTAGTGGCTTTAGATGTGCAGAGCTATGCCTAGAAATAGGTAGCAGCATTAATAGTCAGCACGTAGCAGACGATGAAGCAGCTGCTGCTGATTTTGAAATACCAGGTGTAGATAACAGAGAACTTGCAAGATGGATTAGAAATAACCTTGAGGTAGATCAAGGTATATTAGAATTTTACAGAGATGGAGAACCAACATCAGGTTGGATTCATTGTAGTTATTCAGTTAATACAAACAGACAACAATGGTTAAGAGCCATAAGAGAAGAAGGCAAGGTAGTTTATAAACCTTGGTTAGAATAATATGTGGTTAAATTTATTAGGCATGGGAGTTAAAACAGCTGCCAAGTTATATCAAGACAAACAAAAAACTAAAGAAGCATTATCAGAAGCCAGACTTCACCATGCAGAGAAGATGAGGAGGGGGGAGATAGAGTACAAAGGTAAAGTATTCGAGCATCAGAAGGGAGACTGGAAAGATGAGTTCGTACTTATCGTGTTGTCTACCCCTATCTTCATGTTAGCTTACTCTGTGTTTGCAGATGATCCAGAAATAGAACAAAAGATGGATTTATTCTTTGAGAAACTTCAATCAATGCCGTGGTGGATGGTCGGACTTTGGGTGTCAGTCGTTGCTGCTATTTATGGTATTAAAGCAAGTGAAATTAAAAACTTTAGCAAATGACAACCAACGATTATGATCCTAGGTTAATTGATAAATATCAAGAACCAAGACACTTAGTTCATTTTCAATGGGATAAATCTGATAATGTTTATCGTTATGCTTTAGTTGAAATTATACATCCAAAAGATATAGACTCTAGGAATAAAGAAAAAAAAGATGAGAAAGGTTTAACACAGAAAGAAATATGGGAAAAAAAATATCAACATCTTATGTCCAACAATACAGTTCTAAAGTAAGTTTACTATCACAACAAACAGGTAAGTATGGCAAGAGTAAAGTTCGATCTACAAAAACCAAAGCACGAAAGAATCGCAAAAAATACTAGCATTGGTAGACGACCAAAGATGTCATCTATGAACAAGCATAAGAAACGTACCTGGAAAGCCTACAACTCACAAGGACATTAATGAAACCTATAATGATAACCCTGTTATACTTAACTTTTGGTGGTGAAATAAAGCAAGATAGTTTTGAAATCTTTACAAGTTGTAGCTCTTGGTTTAAGACAAATATAACATCTGTGGAAAAGAAGAAAAAGACATTTATGTCTAATCATTTTTACCACACTTATAAAGATAAAAAAGTTATAGGATATATTTGCGGAGGAGATGAACCACAATGAAAAAACCAAAAAGTAGATTAGAATATTTAAAAAAGAATATAGTCATTATACCTGTTATCGGTGCGATACTAGCTGGAACATTTACCTCTGTTAGATATGTACTTACCATGACTGATACTATTCAAGTCAATAAAGAAATACTTACAAAAGTTACTCAAGATTTAGAAATACAAAAAGAAGTGCTTAGTGATATTAAAAATAGATTAGCCAGAGCTGAAGCAACGTGGGACATGGCAGAGAATATATTTCAACAATTAGCAGATCAAGTGAGACAACATGAATATGATATTAAAGACCTTAGCAGGTAATTTATTTTGGATATTATTTTTTTTATTTGTAGCTACATCAGTACAAGCTAGAAATGAATATTTAAATGATGGTTCATATACTTGTGAAAAAGGTTATTGGGAAACATATTCAGAAGTTAGGCAACACGAATATAAATCTGGGTCTAGTGCTGAAACACAAAATCAAACTTTAGGTCTTAGATTTCGTATGCCTTTTGGAACAGTATGTGATGATGAATATATTGCAGAACAAAAAAAGAAACAAAAATTAAAGACCCAACTTGAACTTGTAAAAGAATGTAAAAGAGTTCCTAGAATTAATCCACCACCAGTCGAATTTGCTGAACTTATTAATATGTGTATGAAGCTAGGTGTTTCATCTACTGCTAGTTTTGATGAAAGACCAGATGCTAGTATTAGTTATTGGACTGTGTTAAAAGATGGTTGGAAAAAAGAGAACCCTGAACGACCAGTATTTGAAGGACAGTAATGAAAATTAATGAAGGCACAAAAGTTAGCACCGATCTTAAAACGATCTTATCTATTGTAGCAGGAGTTGCTGTTGGTGTATGGGTTTACTTTGGTATCGAAGAAAGACTTAACAGATTAGAAACAGCAGATACATTATTCCAAGCTGATCTTTTAAAAAAAGCAGAACAAGAACCTAAGAACTTAGAAATGTATATGCTTATCGAACACCTTGCTGGTCAAATAGAAAGCATAGAAAAAGAAATAGAAGCATCAAGATATAACAAAGTAAACATAGATCATTTAAAAGAACAAGTTGATGCTTTACAAAAGAAAATGAATGGACACTAAATGGAATTAGTTTTTGCACTTCTCATGTACCTAGGCGATCCACCAGTTTTAAAAGAACATTTACTTATGCCTTCGTTATCCGAATGTATGCAGAGGAAGAGGATCTCAATGAGATCAACTAATAATGCACAGTTTCAATGTATGAAAGTAAATGCTGTTATAAAAGATGGTAAGATAATAAGCATATCAAAAAGTGATTAATGTACTGCATCATTTGGTTTCAAGATAATCGTTGGCAGATATTCACAAACGAGATATGGGACACAGAAAAAGAAGCTACAGATTATGCTAAGCGAGGGAACTTTAAAAAGAAAGATAAATGGAAAGTTGTTTTATACGACAGAAAATATTATAAATAGTTATGGCTATAAATAAAGCAAAGATGAAATGCAACGCACCTAAACGACAAGTGCAAGGTGGTAAGAAGTTTGTTGTTAAGGCTTGTAAAGATGGCAAAGAAAAGATTATTAGGTATGGCGATGCTAATATGAAGATACGTAAATCAAATCCTGCAGCCAGGAAGAGTTTTAGAGCTAGGCATAACTGTAAAACTGCAACAGATAAATTTACAGCTCGTTATTGGTCATGCAAAAAATGGTAAAGAAAAAAACCTGGTCTAAAAGAAACCTTA